CTTGACCGTAGAAGAGGTTTGTGGCCTCACCAGCGGGGTCGATTAGGTACTGCGATGTTGCACCGGCGTAGGGCATGCCATCGGCACGCTTTACGGGTTTCAAACCGTAGGGGGAAGCGGTAGTTGCCATTTAAGGACTCCTTGTTACTTTGAACCAGAACCAAAACCACCACCGCGACTTGTCGACGACTTGCGGTCAGCGAAAAGTGGCATGCGGGGGTCGTTGTTTCGCATGAAACTGTTATCAACAGAATCCATCTGGGACTGCGCTTGTTTGGCGTAATACTCATCACGGGCTTGGGCGCGTTCGCGTGGCATCTTGCAGAGCATGAGGCCGCCGATCTCGACGTTGCCAGTTTTCGCATTACCCTCCAGCATCAATTCCGGATGGTCGACTGCTTTGACCGGTTCCCAACCTTCGCGCATCTTGGTAGACACGTTCGTGTTTTGTGCTTCACCAAGGACGTGTGTCGCAATCCAGCGATACACCATACCGGGCTCAGGGGTAGGATCAGGCAGTGCGCTCGGTGGCGTATACACGTACCGAGTAGATTTATCGCGTGACTCAAGGGCACGAGGGTTCCGGTTAATTGTTTCAGCCATTTGATTTCTCCAGTTTTGCTACTTCAGCAGCATATTGCTGCGGGGTCAGTCCGTACTTCTTTGCCAGCGCAACTTGCGTTGGTGTCAGTTGTACTTTTCGTGCGCCCGTTGAACGAGTCGCGGGGGCAACAACCGAGGTAGGTCGTTTGGAGCCATCGCCGGAACGTGGCTTGTCTTCGTCCTTACCGAATACTTCGGGGAACGTCGACTTCATGCGAGCATCAATACGCTCGAAGTAATCGTCAGAGCGGGGATCAACCCCGGAGTTGACTAGTTTTTGGTGCAGCCCTAGTGCAAAGCTGGTGACTTCCTCGTACCCCGGTGAACCGAACCACTGGTTTTTTGCCTGCCAGCGGACAGTTTTATCGTCCAGTTCCTGACGGGGTACTTCTGTTTGCTGAGTTTGTACAGGAGTTTCATCAACCTGTAAAGGGGTCGGCTTGAAATTTTTTGCGGCCTCGGCCTTCATCTTGGCCTCAGTCATCGCCTCTTGCGCGGCAACCATTTCATCAGCATCGCCGGATTCGTATGCGGCTTTGTATTTTCGCTTTGCATCTTCCAAGGAAGTCTCTGCAATTTGTTTGACAGAAGCGACATACTGCTCGGTGCCGGTATTTACATACTGCTTGAGCTTTTTATTCTCTTCTGCCATGTGTTGGGCAAGGCGCTCCAGCTCTTGCTTCTCTCGCATCAAAGATTCTTTGGCCCTGCGCTCGTCATGACGGGCATGGGTCAATTCCTTGATCCGCTTTTTGACGCCGTCCGAGTAACTCTCGATCTCGTCGTCTGTAGGGTCAGCCACCTCCCGGTCCAATGGCTTGCGGCCACGGTCTTTTTCGGGGGTGTCGTCAACAATCTCAATCTCCACATCACTTTCTATGGAGATGCTTACATCAAGATCAGTGTCCTGATCCTGTTTCGAGGTGATGGTGTCACCATCCTGCTCGTCTGGGAACTTATATCCAGCCATTTCTGCTCCTTATGCGCGGGTATAACCGCGAGGGTCTTGCACAACACACTCAATTTGGTCGTCGTTCAGAACCCTGAACTCTTTACCAAACACCTTGAAACGCGTACCTGTGTAGGTGCGCACGAGAACAAAGTCTCCCTCTTTGCACCAAGCGCCCGATGGGAACTTGGCAGGGTCTTTGTACGCGTCTGGTCCGACCCGCATAACGAACAGCACCGTGGTGGCGTGTTCTTCTGCTCTCATGGTCGCGGCATCTCGAACGAGGTCGAGTGACGTGCCTGCGATTTTTTCATCGACTTCGGGCACGATGCACAGCAGCTTGTATCCCGTGGGGATAGGCAGCGCCGATGCTTTGGTTTCGCTGTCAGCCTCGGCCTCTGGGGCTTCGATTGGCTGGATGTGCTTTGGCAGGCTGATGCCCGGGGGCAGAATGATTTCACTCATCTGATTGCTCTACTTTCTCTACAAGGTCGAGGAGGTGACGCTCTGCAGTAGCTAGGCCTTGAATCACCCCGCAGAGTTTTTGGTAATCGTCAAAAGAGCGGCATGCCCCACCCGCCAAGTCATCGGCGTAGTTGTTCATGTCGGTGCGTATCTTCTCGCGCAGTACGCGTGCGAATTCGGAGATCATTTAGGTGTGTTGCCTTTTGGTGGTTGTGGACGTGCCGTCTGCTGACGGCTCTTGGCGATGTCGATGCCCATGCGGACACCTTCTCGTTCTTGGTCGGCCTGCAGTTTTTTCTCTGCCTGCGTTGCCTGTTGTCCAGCCTTGAAGCCGTCGAGTTGCATCTTGCCTTCCAGAGCGGCCTTCTTGAGCTCCAGCTCGTCTGCCTTGGCTGCAGCGTCGATCTCCAGCTTTTTCTCTTTCAGGGTCAGCTCGCCTTGCTTGATTTGCAGCTCCTGCTGTTGCATTTGCACAACAGGGTCTTGCTGTTGCTGTTGCGCTTGCTGCTGAGCCGCCTGTGCTTGGTTCTGCTGCAGAACTTGCTGGGCGGCTTGGGCCATCATCCCCGACAGGGCAATCTCGATTTGTGGAGGCAACTGCTCGCCCTCTGGAGGAAGAGGCATGCCCAGCTGCTGCTCGATCTTCTGGCGGTAAGCAAAGCCTGCGTGCTCGGCAATGTGGGCCATCATGGCTGCCTGCATTGCTTGGGCGCGGGGGTTTTGGCCAAGCAACTGCATGAGGATGGGGTCCTGCATCGCGGACATGTGGACCTGAATGTGGGCCTGATGGTCTTGGTACTGGAACGCTTTGAGGGGTTTGCCCTTGAGCACGTTCTGGTTCTCCGTCACGGGGTCGACAGGTTTTTGGTCTTCTTCCAGAGGAACCAACTTTTCCGCATTTTTGATGCCGAGCACCTCCAGCATGCCACGGTGAAGCTTGGGCAGGTCGTAAATATCCGGAGCTGACTGGGCCAACTGGATCACGGCTTGGTACTGCACCACGCGCTGGCTCAGAGTGGCTGCGTTTGGATCGCTGACGGGGAGGATGTCTACGTGGCGGTAGTCGCTCTTCTTTGCTCGAGCGCCCTTTTCGCCGTCCGGCTCGTAGGTGTACTCGTCGTCCGTGTAGTCGCGGATGATGGCGGCCAGCAGTTGAAGCTCTTGCTTCAGGGCAAAGTGGACGCGGGCTTGGACTGCCGTCATCACTTTGAGTTGGCGCTCCAACAAAGCAAGGGTAGAGCCCACGGGTGCATTGGCACCCATATCGCTGATCTTCATGTCTGCCGTGGCAGCAAACCGGCGACCCTCTTCCACAATCGTGTTGAGCAAAGCGTATAGGGTCTGGCTTGGCTCCTTGTAAGGCAGAGGCAAGATGTTGTCTCGAATGGTTCCCGAGCCAACATCCACGTCACGGAATTCTCCGGGAGCAATCGGGGTGTCATCCCCTTTAATCCGCAAACCACGGGACTTCAAGCCACCGGGCAGGTTACTCAAGGTACCTGCGTCGATCAGCTGGCGCATCAGGCTGGTTGCCGAGTTGGCAAAACCACCGATCAGGTGGAACAAACCAAAGCCATACGCGCCAAAGCCGGGGATGTATTGGTAATGGACAAAGTGCTGACGCTTCAAGTGAAGGGTGTCTTCCTCGTCCCAGTTGCGGCGGATGGCCAAAACAATGTTTGTGCCACGGATGTATGTGACCACGTAAGGCAAAGCAATACCCGTCAGCTCACCATCATCATCCACGTCGGCGAGGGGATCATGTTTAAACACCAGCTTGACGTGGCTTTCGTGCAACGTGAAGCGCTCGTCGTTTAAATCTGCAAAGCCGGTCTCTTTGTCTTTGGCTTTGTTGATCTCATCGATGGCCTTGTCTGGAGAGCCAATGTCCACGTCCCGGTAGAAACCTGCCTGCTGGAGTTCAAGAATCTCGTTGGCCGTCTTGCGCATGACATGCGTGACGCGGTAGCAGCTTTGGATGTCCGAGGTGCCGTAGGGCAGCAGGATGTCTTCTGCGGGGATGAAGATGGAGGTTTGACGGCCAATACTGGGGTCGAAGTACACCTTCTTGAAGGCAGAGCCTGTGGCGGGAAGGCTCCACAGCATGCGCTCATGCTCAGGGCGGAACTCTTGCATGACTTCCGTCAGCTGGAAGTTCATGTCATCCTGCACCCGAGTGGCTGCGTCTTTCTTCTCGGGGGTCTCCTTGCCCATGATCTTGGTCCGTACAGGACCTTGGGCTGGGAATGTTTCGGTGATGGTTTCCGACTGAAACCTGACAACCGCCTCCGTGATCATGGGGTGGAACACGCCGGATGCGCCATCCCATGGCTCGGTGCGCTCTTCAATTTGAAGACCAAGAAGCTTCAAGCCGGTGACGTAGGCCTTTTCCCACTCCTTGCGGGAGTTGCGGTCATTGTCGATGTCGCTGTCCAGATCGCTAATCATCGATGTGATGGAGCTTTCTGGGAGGTACTCGGCCAAGTTGCAATCAAAGTCATCGATGCTGGGCTCACCCTTCTCAATGGAAATGTCGAGCCCATCCATGTGGATGTTTACGGCCTCGGGATCGATGATCTCAATCTCAATTGGCTCCTCCACCTGCGCTGCGGCATCAATGCCTTCGGGTTGTTGGAAGAGTGCTTTGTCAATGTTCGTGGCCATATTAACTTTCGTCAGTAGTACGCTGCCCTGCGGCGGGTGTACGGGGTATCGTCTTTTTCGTCAGATTCAAGACTGATAAATCCACCCCTTCGGAACCGAAGCAGTGCTTGGCTTGAGGAGTCAACAAGGTCGTCATGGTCCCCGTTTGGGAAAGCAGCCAACTCTTCCATCAACTCATCTGCCCATCTTGTTTCAGGGCACCACACCACTCCCGA